CTCGCTGAAATCGGTAACATTAAGCGTGTAACCATCAACTGTAAAAGTCATGCTTCCAAGTCCACTCCTATGTAGGGTTTGAAGTCAAAACGTTCAGCAATGGAAGTTTTTCCCTGCCTCAGCTGATTGACAATTGTTACTATAACGTTTTTTGCATCTTGAATTGTCACTGATCCGCCGAGAATTTGCTTTACGGTTTTAAGCCTTTCAACAACGTCTGCAAGGGGGATTTCAACAGTTTCAGTTCCATTTGGGAAACCGTCAGCTTGAAAAACAAGGGTTGTTTCTCCGTTTCGCATTTCAACAAGTGTAAGCCTAATCATTTATCCTCACTTCTACCGAACATCAACCGCTATTATGCTTATGCAACCGCCATAACCGCTAACAAGCAAAACGCAGTTTGAAACTTCCACGCTTTCATAAGTGTAGTTCCAGCTTAAAATGTCTGTTCCACTTGCGGTGCTGTAATAGTCTGTTGTGTCGCCGAAGCTGACGAACCTTTGTTTTCCAAGCTTCAAGGTTTTTGTGGGATTTTGCCATAACGGTTCAGCAGTCACGTAAAGCGTGCTGCCCTGTGGAAAATTGAGGCTTAAAGGCTGATGCCCATCAATTAGAAACCATGGACATAAAATTGTGGATATTACAACCTTCGCATTATAAGCAGATGCAAATCCATTGTAAGCCTTAACCTTCAACGTGTGGCTGGAGCCTGCGTCAACTGCCACATAATACCTTCCATGTGCACCTTCAGCATAAGAAGCAGTGCCGCCTCCTGCGTAATCGTCTTGCCGTTCTTTCCAGCCGACTTCAACATCATCAAGATAAAGCCTGAAATTCATTTTGCTCGCTTCGTTTGTGTCTGTTGGGTTTTTCATTGTGCTTGGTCGGTTATCAACCATGCAGGCATAGACAGTCGTGATAAGCGCATACTGTTTGATGTTTCCAACGGCAAGTTTCCTTGTTGCTGGAGCTGTAATGTTTAAGGTTGCAACAGTAACGGTTGCTCCAGCACCAACACTTGTCGGCGATGGCGCATATTTTGTTCCATCCACGTCTGGAAAACCGATTGTTGCAATGTAAAACTCTTCTATTCGCACCTTTTCATTATTGTTTGGGCTGTGAGCAACTGCTGTTTGCAAGGCAAAGGTGTGGTCTCCTGCTGCAAGCCACATGAACAGTGACTGTTCACTTGTGGTTCCCAGCGGCAAAAGGGGATAAACAAGCACAGGTTCACTGTTGTGCAGAAGCCTTATGCTTCCTGTTGCGTTGCTGCCTAAGCCGCGCCCTTTGAACCGTATGAAGACAAGGCTTGCTTCAGAAAGCGTTATTGTCTTTGTTTTTCTGGTTGTCCAATCATGCAGGACTGGGCTGTCATAAACTGTTTGGTCTAAGTAAAGCGGCTGTTCTTTGCTTATTTGCCGAACCATTTCACTTAAAAGCATGCCTAAACAACACCTCCGGCAATACGGATGCGTTTTGTTGGAGCGTTAGCCGATGAAGCTTCAATAATGGTTGTGCGCAAAGCTTCCTTCATTTTTTCAACTGCCAACTCAACCGTGCGCTTGTCAGCAGAGCCTTCAATATTCACAAGCGGAGCCGTTATGTTAACTGTTGTTGCAGGTGCAGCTGCTGCAGGTAATGGAACAGGCGGGGCAACGCCGCCAGCACTAGCAACGGTTAAAGTTGGCTTTCCAACCTCGCCGATAAACTCCTTAACATTTTTGACGCCTTCGCTCATACTTGTTTCAACAGCGTTAACCCAATTGTCCAAATCCTTCACGCTTGACTTAACAGCATTATGAATTGCATGGGCAAAACAGATGCTGCCTATAAAACCGCTTATGGCATCCCAAGCACTACCCATAGCTGAGCCAACACCACTGGCCCAATCGCTTAAAGTGCTACTTGCACTGCTTACTGCTCCACCAACTGCGTCAGCAATTTGCCCGAAAGCGTTTTGAACGCCTGAAACAAGACTGTTCACAGCTCCTGAAACAGCATTGCAGATGCCATTCCAAATTCCGCTTACAGTATCAGCTAAACCGCCAAAGAAGCCAGCAACAGCGTCGCAGAAGCCCTTAATCGTGTTTACAACGGGTCCAACAACGTTATTCCAGATGAAGCCTATTCCTTGGCATAGGTCAAGCCAGACGCTTCCGCCTATAAGCCATCCGAATAAGGTTTTGAATATGCCGTAAATCGTGTCTGCGAACCATTTAACCGCATCCGCTATAGGCTTAACGAAGGTGTTCCAAGCCCAACCTATGCCACTGCAAAGGGCATTCCAGACTTGGCCAAGCTGATTTATTATGCCTATGAAAAACATGAAGGCTCCTTGAATACTGCCCCAAATAAAATCCACGATTGGCTTGATGTAAGTGTTCCAGAATCCGCTTATTGCCGAAGTTGCCGTGTTCCAAGCGTTACAAAGCCAGTTTACCGCGGCAATTACCGCGTCAATGGCAGGCTTGAAAAAATTATACAAGGTTTCGCCGATAGCGTTTATTGCGTTGCGGAAAGGTTCGCATGTTTGATAAGCTGTAACAATGATGGCTATTAAAGCGGCAATAACGGTTATAATGAGCAGAATTGGGTTAGCGTTCATCACTGCGTTTAAGGCGGCTTGGGCTGCAGCCCAGGCTTGTTTGGCTTTTGTAACGCCTTCAATCATTGTTATGAAGGTGGGTAAAACCATGAGTCCAGACTGTATCATGGCGTTGTTAAGGTTGTTCTGTAAAAGTTCTGCGCGTTCGCTTGCCAGGGCTTGGTGTTCTTGGGTTATGCGTAGTTTTTCTGCTGCTTCTATGGCTTGCTGGCTTTCTGGTCCATATTTTTCCACGGCTTTGTTGTAGTCTTCTTGAGCTTGTGCCACTTGAAGGTTTGCCCTTTGAACTGCAAGGTTTGCTCTTTCAATTTGATACTGCATGTTTTGGAGGCGTTCGAAGCTTTGGTATAGGCTGAAGGCGCCTGTTGCAACGTTGCTTAATCCTTTCACAGTGTCTGTGAAGCCTTTCCGCATTTCCGCTTGGGTGAATTCAACTTTTCTGCTTGATTCTTCAACTTCGCCTAATGCTTGCGTCACTTTTTCTGCTGCTTCTTCAGCGGCTCCGCTGGCTTCGTCCACAAGCTTCATGGTTGCTTCAATCTCGAAACTCGTTTTTTATCGCCTTCTCTGCTGCTCGAAGAACCAGTTTAGCCAAGCGAGAAGGAAATCACGTTGGAAAGGTGTTAATGCGGCGATTTCGTTAAGCGTGTAGCCGAAGTGGTATGCGATTAAGCCTGTTTCTTGGGCTTCCACGTTGCGTTTAACCCATTTGCAGAGGCTGTCCCAGTTTGCGGAACTGTTAAAAAACCAGCTTCCTTCAGCAGTAGTGACAGTAGGGTTGTTGCCACGTCAAAGGGCAGCTGTTTAACTTCCTCCCTTGTCAAGTCGGGATAAGCCTTGCGGAGCATTAGCCAAAGCATGGTGGTGCTGACTTCTTCTTTGCTTTCGCCGTATTTTTCCATGCACCGTTGTATTTCCGCCAGGTCGCCGTAAACAAGCAGCCCGTAGCGTATTGTGCCCAACAGTGGATGCTCAATGCTGTGCATAGTGTTTGTTTTCCTGGCAAGTTCTTTCGGGTTGAAAAGTTTGGCTGCTTCAGCTGCTTCAGCCTCGTAGGCTTCAAGCCTGCGCCTATATTCCTCAGCCTTATCCTTCCCGCTCAGTTTTTGTGCACCCCTTATGTTTGTGTTCCGAAGGCTATGCTTTTAGCTTCGCCTTTCACTCGTTCGCCTATCACACCGTCTTGAGCTTGATCGTAATCCCAAGCGTTAAGCACAGCGTCAGCCAAGGTTATTTTTGGTTTTCCACTTCCTGTTCCTTCAGGATGAACCTCGATTGTCACGGCGTTGCCGTTTAAAACGTCTTCAGCGTAAGACTTGTCCACGTAAAGCTTCTCAATGTTTATGGTGAAGGTTTTGTTTCCGCTTGCTAAAACTTCCGGCGTGTCGCTTCCCCAAACATACTCCTTTATCAAGTCTGCGTTTATGCCGATGCTTACGTTTTTAACGCTGCCAATTGTTTCAGTGCCCTTTTTTATTACGCCTTCACGTCCAAGCAGTCCCATCTATTTTTTTCACTCTCCCTTTTTTCGGTTTTCAGCTGCCTAAGGAGCAGTCTGCCCGAACCAGCTTAAACTGGCTTGTTCACCTCGCAATGCAGCATGATCCGTGCTGCCGCGATGATTTGGGTAATTTTTCCCCATTCTGTTCCAACAGTCATGGTTTCGCCTTCCATGCGTGTGACAAGGCTGTCGCGGACTAAACCGTCAAGCGTATGGTTAGCGGCTAAAACTTCTCTGGCCCGTTCAATTTTGTCGAGAACGCTTTGTTCCGCCACGTTATCTTCCTTCGCCAAGTCCACGATGATTATGCTCCAGTCATGCCTCCAAACTTCACTGTCGAAAGTTTCAACAAGCACAGGTCCTCCAGTCCAAGAAACATAGCAGAAAGGCGTTCTGTTCCGCGTGAAAGGCGGTCCGAAAAAGAAGTTTTCTTCAGGAATGCCAAGCCTCGCATCAGCCTTTAATAATTCAATGATTTTCTCTGTGATTTCCTTCAGCATTTTGATGGTCTCCTTGACCTTTGTATCATTTCCATCGTGGCTACGCGGTTGCGAATTGCCGTGTTCACGTCTTCAAGCACGATTTCCTGCATCCATTTTGGCATGCGTAAAATTCTGTTTCCAATGGTTTCCCACATGTGCATCCATTTCTTGCGCAACTCAGCTTCACGCCCAAAATTTTCCAGAACACTTACTTCAGCCATTAGGATTCACCTGCAAACAGCTGCTTGTAAAGCGCAAGTGTAAGCTCCTGAATTTGGGGGAGGCACTCTTCCTTCGTGTTTTTAACGAAGAATCTGCCCTTAAACCCTGGATGCTGCACACTTCTTGCGAAAACTGTTTGTCCACGTAATTCGAAAGCTAAAACAGAAGCGTGGACAGGCTTGATGATGTGGGGTTTTGCGCCGAACTCCACGTAAGCCGCGTATGATGCGGTTGGGGCAACTTCAACGCTTTGTCTCCCTTTGCGGATAATTATGCTTTCGCGTAGAAAGCCAGTTTTAACCGGGGCTTTTCCCCGCATTGTTTTTGCGATTATTTCGCCGCCTTGGGTTAAAAGTTCATCGAAAACTTCTGGGGCTTCACGTTTTATTCGTCCAGCCCACTTGTCAAGGCGCTCAGCGTCGATGCGAATTTGCACTTGCAATGGCATGTTTATGCGTCCTCCTTTAGGCTTATGCCGACTCGTTTTCTGCGCTGGATGAATTCGCGCACTTGCTGTTTCAGAAACTCGAGGCTTGCGGTTTTTTCAGCTGGTCCTGTGAAGGTTAGTTGCCCAAGGTTCACAGTCCAGCCTGTTGAGCTTAAGCCTGCAACTTTCAGGTGGCAGTAGATTGCTGCAAGGTTTGCAATTGCGTTGGCTTCAGATATGGTGCAGTCTTCAGCGTTAATTGTTTCGCCGATTTCTTCGCTTAGGAAGGCCGCAGCCTCGTCTCTGAAGGCTAAAACGTCTTCATCGCTTATGTCCGCTACTGTTAAGCCTAAGCGTCTGCGAACCTGATCTGCGGAAACTGAAACCATGAGCCATTCCAATAGAAATAAGCGTTTGAAGAGGCTAAAAAGCAAATCTGAAACAGAATTTTAATTAAAAACTTGTTTAATGAAAGGAAACATTCAGATTTCCTTAAAACTCTCATTTTCCGTCTATTTTTATATGTGGTTACGAGTGAATGAGCAAGAAGGTGCTTAAACAACTAAGCGAACTGCAGCTCGGAGACTTGATTCAGGTCACTTGGCTTGACGCTTCAAGGGGAAGGCTGGAAACCGTTGAAGAACTGCGTGAAGCTGGAGCTGCCGGAGCAGAAATCGACTTGCCCGTAACCAGCTACGGTGTGTACATAGGCTCGTTCGGCAGAAGAGCCAAACACATCGTGCTTGTGGCAAGCCAATGGCTGTTCGCTCAAGGCTATGGGCAGATAGACTGCACAATAATCCCAGTCGGCACAGTTGAGAACATCCGGCTTTTGCTGCCTAAACTCATGAATGCGGAAAACGTGCATGTCTGCCAGCAAGCCTTCATCCACGGCAGAGCCAGACGCCTCATGCGAAGAATAACGCTTCTGGGGAATGAACAGTGAAGAACCCTATTCGAGAGGCTTTGACGAAGACCATACGAGCGACGCATAAGCGTAAGCAGATTGAGGTTAAGGTGACCCCAAGCGAGAGGTTGCTATACGCGGTTTACTTCAGCCTCGGCATGGTTGCCTGCCTAACCGCTTTGGAAGCTGTGCATCTGGTTATTTTGGGAAAGTGGAATCCTGAAATCTTCACGATTATCGCTGGGCTTGTCGGCAACATTACAGGCATATTTTTGACGCAGAAGGCTTAGGCTTATGGCCAGAGGCAAACCTTGGACAGATGAGGAAATCAAAGTTTTAAGGGAATTGGCTGAGCAGGATTTAAGCGCACAGGAAATTTATGAAAGCGGAAGGCTCCCAGAAAGAACCTATGAGGCTATCAGAAAACAGCTTAACCTTGGCGGTATAGTCGCAACTAAACAGACGGCAATAGTTGAGACTATTGAACCGGCGAAAGATGCTTTAAGCATGGAAGAGGTTGTTAAACTTTTCAGTACAGCGTTTAAGCAGATCTGCGAACTGCAGCAAGTGGATAAGCTTACGCTTGAGCGGTTTCGCATAATTTTCCAAGCAGCTAAGGACTATGGACCTCTTTTAAGCAGTTTTCAAAGGTGGGAGAAGATTGAGAAGCAGATTGAAGAGCTTGCTGCTGCTGTTGCGGAGTTACAGGCAGCGAAGGGCGCTAAGAAAGCTTGAGGAAACGCAGCAAGCAATTAGAGACCTGCTACGGGAAGAAGAGGTTGAAGTAAAAGGCCCTGTGGATTATGCTGAGAAAGTTTTGGGCGTGAAGCCCTTTTCCTATCAAGCTGAGCTTCTTTTAGATGAGAATAAGCGTATTGTTGCTTGTATGGGAAGGCAGACGGGTAAAACCACAACCATAGCCATGAAGGCCATCTATTTTGCGGATACTAATCCTAATGTGACTGTGCTGATTACAAGCCCAAGCCTAAGGCAAAGTATGATAATGTTTGACCGCATAGCCACATTTGTCTATTCCACACCACGCTTAAGAAATAAAATTGTAAGAGCCACAAGAACGCTAATTCATTTTGAAAATGGCAGTCGCATAATAGCTTTGCCTTGTTCAGAGAATTTACTACGAGGATACACAGCTCAAATGGTCATCTGCGATGAGGCTTCATTCATGCCTGAAGAAGTTATAACGCAAGTGATTTTTCCAATGTTAAGCACCACGGATGGATATGCCATTTTTCTGAGCACGCCTTGGGGTAAGGATCATTTCTTTTACCGAGCCTTTGTTAATCCAGCCTACAGCGTGCATAAAGTCAGGTCTGAACAATGTCCCTTAATCAAGCGAGAGTTTCTCGAGGAAATGAAGGCTAACATGACCCGAGAAGCATATTTAATGGAGTATGAAGCGGAATTCGTAGAAGCCTTAAACAGCTATTTCCCACAGGACCTTATTCGGAAATGCGTCGAGTTAGCGCAGAAGCTTGATGTTGAGCTTTATGGAAGCCTTGAAGCAGCCTTTCCAACAGGTGACTATTATGCTGGAGTGGATTTTGGCAAGTTGCAAGATTATAGTGTTATCACGGTTTTGAAGCGTGAAGGCGACATTCTCAAGCTTATTTACATGTATCATTTTCCTCTTGAAACACCTTACAGCAACGTCATAGGCCATCTGGTTAGAGCCCATCAAAAATTCAAATTCAGAAAGGTGCTTGTGGATCAGACAGGCGTAGGCGAACCAGTTCTCGAGGAAATCCGCAACCAAGGCTTAAGCAACGTGGAAGGATTAAAATTCACAGTTCAAACAAAAGAGGAGTTGCTATCAAACTTGAAAATCGCCATGGAACAGAACCGCTTAGCAATACCGTATAATAGGCAACTGTGCACACAGATAAACGAGCAACAATACGCATACAGCAAAAGCGGACACTTGCAGTTTAGCCATCCAACAAACAGTCACGACGATATACTATGGGCATTAGCCTTAAGTACTTATGCTGCAAGAGAACCACCAAGAAAAGAACCAGCATTTAGTTTTGGTTAAATTCATAGTGTTGCATTTCTTGTTTGCAAATGCGCCAAAAGGACCACAGACATTATAAACCAGCAGAAATCTTTTAAATAGATTTCTGGTTAGGAGTTTCTGGGGTTTAGGTTGACACTAAATTTATGTTTGAAGGGAATAGATGGCATGATACTCGCGTCTGATAGTAGAGGAACATTT